GTCATACAATGTGCGGACGACCTATGGGCTTCGTCGGTCGCGAAGTTCCAACGCGCCGCTAATCTCGCTGATCGAGATGATGGACGAGTGCGTGGGGCGTTTGTCTTTTCTGGGGGTTCAGCAACGGGCCGTGCTTCAAGCTTTGGACTGCAATTGCAAAACTTCCCCCGCAAGTGCGCGAAAGAACCTGAACTAGTCCGCGCTGCGATGACGCAGGGGGGCGAGATCGTACCACAGTACGGCAAGCGCGTCACTGACGTGTTGAAGCAGATGCTGCGTCCCATGATTTTGCCTGAACGCGGTAACAGTTTGATTGTTTATGATTGGTCCTCCATCGAAGCGCGTGTCAACCCGTGGCTGTCTGGCCGAGGCGATGACAAGCTGGAGATATTCCGAAACGGCGGCGACGTTTACAAGGTGAACGCATCTGCAACCTTCCGTGTGCCTGTTGCTGACGTGACGGGCGACCAGCGCCAGGTTGGCAAGGTGCAGGAACTCGCCTGCGGCTTCGCTGGCGGCGTGGGCGCGTTTGCTGCGATGGGCCGCATCTACGGCCTGTTGCTGCCCGAGCCCGAGGCCAAGCGCATGGTGGACGGATGGCGCAGGGCCAACCCGTGGGCCATGCCGTTCTGGGAAAGTTTGGAGCGGTGCTACACCGCCGCCATGCGGCACAAGGGTAAGGAATTTACCGCCGGGCGCATAACTTACTTGTTTGACGGCGTTCACCTCTGGTACGCTCTGCCGTCTGGGCGCATCCTTTGCTATCCCTATGCCAGACTGGAGGAAGACGGCGTCACCTACGCCAAGGCGGCATGGAAGCCCGCCGCAGACGCCAAGGAATGGCCCCGCGCTCGCTTATGGCGTGGCCTGGCCTGCGAGAACGTCACGCAGGCAACCGCGCACGATCTGCTTCGCATATCTCTGCGCCGGTTAGATGAGGCCGGTTTCGAAGTTATTGCGCACGTCCACGATGAAATAATTGTGGAGCACCCGACAATTGAGGCGGAAGACGCCGCCGAACGAATACGAAACATAATGGTGACGCCCCCTGCGTGGGGGAAAGATATACCTCTTGCCGCCGAAGGCGAAGTAATGCTACGGTATCACAAATAACTTGCCGGAGTATCGCGATGAATGAGCTAGCGCAAGAACGCCTCAAAGAATGCCTGACATATGTCCCCGCTACCGGAAAATTTTATTGGCGAATGTCGCGCGGCGCGGCGCGGCGAGGATCTGTTGCAGGGGCGATAGACGCTTACGGCTATGTGAATGTCCGCATAGACGGTAAGCTGTATAAAGCCCACAGATTGGCGTGGCTGTACGAACACGGTGTGTGGCCGGGCGGCGTCATAGATCACATAAACAACAATCCTAGCGACAACCGTTTGGTCAATCTGCGCGATGTGTCTCAATCGGTAAACATGCACAATGCCAAGGTGCGTACTGGTTCGCGCAGCGGGGTTGCGGGCGTTCGATGGCGCGCAGATCGCGGATGTTGGATAGCTACCATTCGAGTGGGGTACGCTCAGCATTATTTAGGTTCTTTTGCGTCTGTAGACGACGCCATTGCCGCGCGAAAAATGTCTGAGCAGCAAATGCTGGCGGTTATCGGAAAATAAAAGGGGTAGGACATGCAAGAGCAAGAATTTTACGACTACATCACGGGGCTGGCCCCGGCAGGCGAGACGGCGCTGCTGGTGCGCCAGAAGCCCGTCATGCGCGACGGCGTGCACCAGACGTTTCTTGACGGTTCGCTGAAGTACACCTGGCCCGCGTACATGCCCACCAAGCCACACGCGGAAGGCGAGGCGTGGTATCTTAACACCGGCTCGTTCATGGTGTCACGCTTCCTCGACGGCAAGCCGAGCGCCAGCGCCGCGAACTGTGACTACGTTCTTTGTATGATGCTGGACGACATTGGCACCAAGTCCAAGATTCCGCCCCTGCCGCCGACATGGATCATGGAGACCAGCGAGGGGTCGTTCCAGTGGGGCTACGGCTTCACCGATCAGCCGTCCAAGGGCGAGTTCAGCGCGGCCATTACCGCCATCGCGGAGGCGGGCTACACGGACCCCGGCGCGATCAACGCGGTACGTAACTTCCGCATTCCCGGCTCCATCAATCTGAAGCCCGGTCGCGATGCGTTCCGTTCGCGTCTGGTCGAGTTCGACCGTACTCGCGAGTACACGCTGCCGCAAATCTGCGAGGCGCTGGGCGTCACGCCAGCGGAGGCCGACACCGCGCGCGTCCTGTCGTTCAAGCTGCGCGACACTGGCAAGGACACCGTGCTGGAGTGGCTCAACGACAAGGGTCTGGTGCTATCCAACACGAACGCAGAGGGCTGGATGGGCATCGTGTGCCCCAACCATGCCGAGCACACGGACGGCCAGATCGGAGCCCGTTACAAGCCGTTGGATCGCTCGTTCTGCTGTTACCACGGCCATTGCGAGGGCTTCAACACGCAGGCTTTCCTGGCGTGGGTCCACGACAACGGCGGCCCACGCGTCTCGCCAGGTCTGCGCGACGAGCTGTTGGCCGAGCATATGCAGGCGGCGATGTCCAAGCTGTCGCCCACCGAGGCGTTCCCTGACGAGGCTGCGCGCGTCATCGCCGTGGTGGAGCGCAAGGAGGTCGGGCGCGTTGACAAGGCGGGATGGTACGAGCGGTTTGCCTACATTGTGGAAGACGACGCCTACTTCGACATGGACGCCCGCACCGAAATCAGCCGGGGCAGCTTCAACGCCATCTTCCGTCACGTCAATTGCAAATCCATCCACGTCACCGGCAAGACCCCGCGTCGGATCGAGGCCAGCGTCTGCTACGACGAGAACCGCAGCGCCGCCAACGCTAGGCTGCTGCGCGGCATCACCTACGCTGCGGGCGATGGCGTCCTCGTCTCGCGCGACGGCGACGTGTACGGCAACCGCTGGCGCGATGCGCGGCCTGACCTAACCGGCGTGGCCGCTGGCGACGTGTCCCGGTGGCTGGACCATTGCCGGGTGCTGGTGCCCGAAGAGGCCGAGTTGAACCACTGCCTTGACGTGATGGCGTTCAAGCTTCAAAACCCCCGCGTCAAGGTCAACCACGCGATCCTGCACGGCGGCGACGAGGGGTCCGGCAAGGACACCATGTGGGCTCCGTTCATTTGGTCTGTGTGCGGCCCAGGGCTCAAGAACAGGGGTCTGGTGGACAACGATGGGCTTACCTCGCAGTGGGGTTACGCGCTGGAGTCGGAGATATTGATTCTCAACGAGTTGAAGGAACCCGACGCCAAGGAGCGCCGCACCCTCGCCAACAAGCTAAAGCCCATCATCGCCGCCCCGCCGGAGACGCTGCCGATTAACCGTAAGGGCTTGCACCCCTATGACATGGTGAACAGGATGATGGTGCTCGCGTTCACGAACGATCCGGTGCCGATCTCGATTTCGTCGCAGGACCGCCGTTGGTTTTGCATCTGGTCGGCGGTGCGGCGCATGGACCCTAGCGCGGCGCAGGACATGTGGGCCTGGTATCGGGCGGGAGGGTTTGAGACCATCGCCCGATGGCTGGCTGACCGCGACGTGTCGAAGTTCAACCCAGCCGCGCCGCCCATGTGGACCGAGTTCAAGGAGAACCTGATCGAGAACGGCATGTCTATTGCCGAAAGCTATATTGTGGATCTGATTCGTTCCAAGACCGGCGAGTTCGCTAGGGGTGTCGTCGCCGCGCCATTCTTCAAGCTGTGCCAGTTCTTGACGGTCAACGCGCCTGGCGGCGTCAAGATCCCGCAGGCGGCGCTCCTACACGCCCTCAAGGAGGCCGGGTGGATAGACATGGGGCGCATTGGATCGTTCGAGCACTCCAGCAAGCGCCATATCTACGCCGCTCCTGACTTGGCGCGGTCGCAGACCAAGAGCTATCTGCGGAACCTGCTAGAACCTGCCGGTAGCACGGACGGCAACGTGCGCGACTTCCCCGGCCGGCGCTGACACGAAAGACCCCCGGTTGCGTGAGCGACCGGGGGCAAGTCATTCGAACAAACACTAGGGACTAGACCGTCAAACGTCCTGTTTGACGCGCCGGGGCGGGTGCCCCGACGATCCGGCTCTCACCGGATGGGTGACGCGGCACGGGCCGCATGTTCATCATCTTCGCGCAGCGCATTGGTCGCGGCGGCCCACGCATCTTCAATCTCGCGTGGGGGCAGATCCTCAATCACGCGCAGGTTAGCACGTAGGTTCTCGATGCGATACTCCAACGTCTCGACGGTGTCGTCAACGGCGCAAACGGTCGCGCGGTCGTCAACGCCCAACAAGGTCAACAGTTCTTCAATCTCGCGTTCCATCTCGTCATGGAACATCTGTTTCTTGCGGCCTTCGCAATAGTAGGCGAGCAGCGCCGCCTCATGGATAGCTTTCGCCGCGATCTGGATCTTTACATAGGCAACCGCGTCGTGCTCGTTAATGCCAATCTTAAACATGTCAGACTCCCCTTGGTTGACGGTGAACCATCGCACGTCAGCGCGATGGTGTAAAGAATTATTTTGCATCCAGTGCTTTGCGGATGCGGTCGCCGGGGCGCAAAGCGTCCATCGCAATTGCTTGCATGTCGTGTTGCGCGATCTTCGCCAGCGCCGCTTCCAGCTTCTCGATGCGGTCGGCTGCGGCAAACGCCAGGTTAGGCGAGATTTGATAAATCCCGGTCCAGTCCTCGTCGGCGATCAGCGCTTCGACCCGCAGCTGCTTCACAAGATCATCGCTCATGTTAACTTTCTCCCGTTTTTTAAACACGTTCTGCGGATGTGTTAAGTTTGCGTCCCATTGTCGGGTTGGGGCGCCCGCGCACGTCAGTGTTAGGCCAGACCCAGATCTCGCCCGTGTCGTCCTGGATGCATACCCATAGCAGGTGGTGTTCGTCGCCGTTGTCGATCAGGAAGTGCGCTATCGCCCGTCCGTGCGGCGTGGTGAGCGGAATCGTGGGGTTCAGTTGCAGGATCACGTCCGCGCCTCCGTCAGGAAGGCGGGGGCATCCAGCGGCTCATCGTCGGGCCTGTCGGGCATGGTCGCGCGGGGCATGTCCACCTCGCGGGTGATGGGCGCCTGCGCCTGCGCCAGGTCGCGCACGACCAACTCGAAGTAGCCTGCGCCGTCCTGCCAGTGGTCCAGATAGGAGGGGTCGCCGCACAGGATGCGCGCCACTTTGTCGGCGACGACCTCCAGCGCCTGCGCCTGCGCCACGTCGAGGCGGTTCCAATTGCGCGACGTGCGCATCACGTTCTTGATGGCCTGCGAGTAACCCGCGACTTCGCGGAACGCGCCGTGGGTCTGTTCGCGATCGCGCAGGATCTGGTCTGTATTGGTCATTTGTGTCTCTCCTTTGGGTGCAGGGCGTTGAGAACGGTGGTGTGGTCGCGGTTGCAGAATATCGCGATCTTCTTCAGCGACCACCCATGACGGCGCAGGGCGACGTAGACGGCGGTGCGGGCGGTGATGTAGGGCGCGCGGCGGCTGGGGCCTAGCGCCTCCTCAAGGGTCATGCCGTGGGGTTCGAGAGCCTCACGGGCGATGCGCTTGGCGGCGCTGGGGATGAACCGGATCTCCGGTTGCGGTGGTGGTAGCGGTTCGTCGGGCGGCGCGGTGTCCGCTGCGTCGGGTTCCAGCTCCGGTTCGAGTTCAAGCGCGGGCGGCTCGGGCGCCGGTAGCGCCTCCGGTTGACGCCAGGGCGGGGGCGGCGCGCCGTTGAGCCGGGCGCGGACCTGCTTGTAGTGATCCGTTAGCTGTTCGAAGTAGCTGCTCAAGGGACCATCTCCATCAGCCAGCGCCGGGCGTCCGCCTCGTTGCGGGCGTAGCCCAGCGCGCCCAGGACGGTCACGCAGCGCCATGCGCGGGCGTGGGTGCGCTTGTAGCGCACGGGGCCGTAGTGGCCTAGCAGACGCCCGTAATAGGTCACGGTGCGCGTCGCGTCGGCGTGGATCTCGGTTGTGATCATCTCACGCCCTCCGATTCTGTGCGCGCACCGCGCGCAAGATCTCTTGTCCATCGCTCGCCCACACGCCGGAGGCGCAGGGGCAGGGGTGCGATGGCAGGACGCGCGCCAGTTCGCGCGCTTGCAAGGCGCGGATGGCGCTCAGCACGGCTTGGCCGTAAGCGTGCCGGTCGGGGTCGGGCGCGCGGCGGTAACGGTCCAGTCCGGCGAGGGTCGGGTAGGACTTTTGGTCGCCATGCGGGTCGGCGAT